CCGCCAGGCGCTTTACCGCGCTGGGCGCGACTACAAAGGGGGCATTCCGTCCCTGGCGCATGATCTGGGTATGGATCTGGATGCGTTGCAGAAGAAGCTGAAGCTGGACGAGGAAAGGCGCTGGCCAACCCCGGACGAGCTTGAGGAGATCATCACCTTTACCCAAGACAGCCGGTTGCTGGATGCGCTACTGCGCCCAGCCGCGGCTGTTTGGTACCGTCCGATTCCTGTGCCTGCTACCCAGGATGCACTGAAGGCCGTGGGCGAGCTGTTGCAGAAGGAAGGCCAGTTTGTGGGCAGCCTGCACACCGGCGCCGCTGACAATGTTTGGCAGCCGCATGAGGTGGCGCTGTTGGAACATCACGGCAACGAAGTGATCCGCGCGGTGCTCGGCATTATGGCCGGCGCCCGTGACGCGATGGAGGGCCGCCACGATGGATGAGGCCCAGTTCGAGCAGGCGCAACGCCTGCAGGAAGATCGGTTACAGCAGGCCATCGCGAGCCGCGTGCAGTACCAAGGCGAAAGCGCTGAGTACTGCGACGATTGCGGTGTGCCGATTCCCCAGGCTCGCCGCCTGGCCGTGCCAGGGTGCCAGTACTGTGTGGATTGTCAGGGATTGCGGGAGGTGCGGCGTGGTTGAAGGGCTGTGGCGCGTTACTAATGGTCATTTCTTCAACAGAAGTCAGTCGCGGCTAGGTTTATTACCCCTTGATTCTATAAACCAAGTTGAACAAGCGGGTGTTTTGTTCCGACCATTTGGTGTGTTTCTCCTTGAGCTGGTTCAACTTGATCTCGATAAACCTGAGATCAACATTAATGCCAGCGGTTTTGCTGGCTTCAGCTTCAGCAAGGGCTTTGATAATGAGGTCTGCGACTTTGTGGCAATCCTTTCGCATTCCGAGTGCCATGGTCACCAGGGGAGCAGTACCCAGCTCGTGAATTGGGAATTCATCGAGGCTGAGCAGAATGCTCCCAAAAGCTTTGGTCTGATCTGCATTAAATTTGGAGATTGGATAGGGATCCTTTTCGATGTTTTCTATCAAGCCTTGGGATTCATCTATCAGCATCCCCACAGCGCTCCAAATGAAATTCACTTGCTTGTAGCTGAATTTAACCTCGTTCCTTATAGCCTTAGCTTTCTCACGGTTGCTCTGGTGAATAGGAAGCCAGATAGCAATTCCGAGCGCGAACAGGCTACCAAGGGCCTGGACCCAGGCGGACAGACCTTGGTTCTCATTTGTCCAGCAAAGTATTTGCTCAAGCACAGAAGTAAGTCCTCTTTGATGTTGGATATTCCATCTCGGGAGCAGTCTGTATGAGCGCTGCAAAGTCTTCCAGCTCTGCGGCCTGGGCGCGGCGCTATATCGAAGTGTTTGGCATGGCCCTGGTGTCGATTGACCCGGGCGAGAAAGCCCCTAAGGGTAATGGCTGGAACAAGCCGGGCGGGTACATCACTGATGCCGATGCGGCAGAAGCCTGGTGGATGAAGCACCCGAACCACAACATGGGCGTGGTGCTTGGCCCGAGCCGGGTGTGCTCGCTGGATGTTGACCATGTGGAGTACTGCCGCCAGGTGATGCTGGATGTGCTGGGCATCGACCTTGATGCCTTGGCGGTGGCTTACCCAACGCTGGTGGGTAACCCTGCGCGGTTTCGCATCATGTTCAAGATGCCCGAGGGGTTGGACTTCAGCCGGCACTCGCTGAGCTGGCCCAACCCGATGGACCCGGATGGCAGCAAGCATAAGCTGGCCACGGCGGCACTTAAGCAGGCACGGGACACGGGCAACAAAGAGCAGATCACGGCCATGCAGGCGCGGCAGAAGGAGTTTGCGCCGGTTACGGTGTTCGAGCTGCGTGCCGGGGCGGTGCAGGATGTGTTGCCGCCTTCAATCCACCCGGACACTGGCAAACCCTACCACTGGCGCAACCCGCCCACCGATGGCCTGCTTGAGTTGCCGAGCGACCTGGTGAAGACCTGGCAGAACTGGGACATCTTCAAGCGTACGGCGCTGGAGGCATGCCCGTGGGCACCGGCAGCAGCGAAGCCGCCGGCCAAGGTTAAGAAGAACTCACCGCCTCGGTTGCCGGCTGGGGATCACCCGTCTGTGATCGATGCATTCAACCGTGCAACGGATATCGAGAACCTGCTGCAGCGGCATGGGTACGCCAAGCGCGGGCGCAAGTGGTTGGCACCGCAAAGCTCCACCGGGTTGCCGGGGGTGAATGTTGTGGATGACAACGGCGAGCAGCGTGTGTTCTCGCACCATGGCTCCGACCCGCTGGCCAATGGGCACATGAATGATGCGTTTGATGTGTTCTGCATCCTCGAGCACAACGGCGACTCTGCAGCGGCAACACGGGCTGCGGCGCGTGAGCTGGGGATGGAGCACAAACGCTCTGCACCTCGACCACCTGAGCCACCACCTGTGGGTGATCGTCCCCCGGCCCCAACGGACCCGGAGGCCGGCGGCGAGCCCGGCTGCTCCGACAACGGGGGGCAGGGGGAGGGCTTGAGCCTCAAGGGCCTGTTACGCCGTTATGCGCTGGTGGAAGGCACCACGCATGTGTGGGACATCGACAAGGCGAAGAAGATGAAGCGGGCGGCTTTCGAAGCGCACGTGGGCAAGGAAAAGTTCAAAGAGTGGAGTGCTGTCACTGACGCGACGAAAAAGCGTGTGAGTGAGGAGTGGGTGCGCGATATCGAGCAGGCGCGGACGATGTCCGGCAAGGCGATTGGCGATATCACCATGCCGCCGCTGGTGCGTTATGTGTACATCGATGGCACCAAGGATGTGTGGGACTACGCGAAGAAACGCCGGGTGGCTGAAGGTGCCGTGAAGATGGCGCTGGGTGATGCATACAGCCTGTGGCTGAACAGCCCGGAGCGGCGCGTGGTGGATATGAACCACATCGTGTTCGACCCGTGCATGCGGCATGACCCGAAGGTTTACATCAATACGTTCGAGGGTTTGCCGCTTGAGCCGGCGGGTGATGTTGCGGCGTGCGAGAACTTGATCTGGCTGATTTCCTTCCTGTGCAACCACGACGAGAAGGCCAATGAGTGGCTGACGCGGTGGCTGGCTTACCCGCTGCAGCACACGGGCGCGAAGATGGATACGGCGGTGCTGATGCACTCGATCATTGAGGGCTCGGGTAAGAGCCTGTTGTTCTCGGTGGTGATGGGGCTGCTGTACGGGCAGTACTCGGCCACGGTTGGACAGACGCAGCTTGAGGGCAACTTCAACGCCTGGCAGAGCGGCAAGCTGTGGGCGGTGTTTGAGGAAGTTGTGAGCCGCGACCAGCGTTACAACCAGGTGGGCAAGATCAAGCAGCTGATCACCGGGCAGACGGTGCGCATCGAGAGCAAGTTCGTGAACGGTTGGGAGGAAGCCAGCCACATGAACGCGGTGTTCCTCTCGAACGAGATCATGCCTTGGCCGATTAGCGACAGCGACCGCCGTTTTCTGGTGATGTGGCCCGAGGAAAAGCTGCCGGCCGCGCGACAGGTGGCAATCAAGCATGAGTTGGCCAACGGCGGTGTTGAGGCGCTGTATGGCTGGCTGCTGCGCGTTGAGCTGGGCGACTTCGACCCGCAGACAAAGCCACCGGTTACGGCGGCGCGTGAGCGCCTGGTGGCGTTGAGCAGGGCGAGCTGGCAGACGTTTTTGCACTTGTGGCAGGTAGGCGAGCTGGGCAATGGCTTGTGGGGTGCGTGCTTGAGTACGGACATCTATGCGCTGTTTCTGGAGTGGTGCCACCGCAACAAAGAGCACTCGATGAGCCAGACGAAGTTCTCGCTGTTTATCAGCACGGCGCATGGCATGGAGAAGACGCGGGCAACGCCTTGGTCGTCTGGCCATGGCCGACGATTTGGGGCGTTCTTCTTCCCCTCGGATGAGGGTGCCTTCCTGCCACCATCCATGACAGCGGCCGATCTGGGCGCGCAGGTAGAGGAATGGCGCGAACGGGCGCGGATCGCTGGGTGGGCTGTGGATTCGTGGGACCACGTCAAGGTTGGTGCGGCATGAGTGCGCCCGGTTTTGTGTTGGGTGTGTTGGGTTTGTGTCGGGTTGGTTCTGGTAACCCTACACAGGTTAAAGCCTTGTGCGGCGTGGGTTGTGGCGTGCTGTGTCGGGTGTGTTGGGTTTGCGCACGCGCGCAGGCGTGCGCGCATTCATATTCCACCGGTTCAACGCCTCAAGCTGGCGGCGTTTTATTTCCTTACGCGAGGACTAAAACCATCAACACACCCAACACACTCAACACAGATGTTTTGAAAGCACTGATTTTGTTGGGTTTTTTGTGTGTTGGGTGTGTGTTGGGTTGGGCGGTTTTGTGTTGGGTTGGTGCTGGCGAGGGGGATGCGAGCCATGATTGAGGCAATTGAAGCGGTGCTGAAGCACTGGGGAAGCGCTGTGCGCAACGGCGTGCCGAGTGGCGGCTTGGCCAGCCCGGCCGGGACGCTGATGGAGTGGAAGGGCTGCCCGCCGCGCACTGGCGGTGGAGGCTCGCGGATGCTGCTGGCCGGTGCTGGGCCTGATTACCTGGCCAGTGAGGTGGCGGCGGTGCTGGCGGTGATTGAGCGGCAGGAAGATGGCCAGCAACTGAAGACTCTGGCCGTGCTGCGATACACCTATGAGCCGGTGCTGGCAAAAGCGGTGCAGGTGCGCGACTTGCAGCTGGGGCAGGGTGAGGCTGGGCTGAAGGCCTACACCCGGTTGGTGAAACGCCTGCACCAGGTGGTGGAAGCTGAGTTGAAGGCGCGGCACGCCCAGGCCGCGAGCCAGCTCAGTGAGGCGAAGCGGGCAGGGGATCGGATGCGCAAGGCTTCGTTGCAGCAGGCGGCTGCGGCGCATCGCGGGCGGGCGGTTGAGTTCGAGCAGGCGCAGGGTGGGCAGGGTGCAATCGCCACGCATAGGGCACGTAAGGCTGCTGGTGGCGGCGCTGCTTGTGACCGTTCGTCTGGTGACTCGGCGTCTGTCGGCTCCGTAGCGCCCCGGCAAGCCCCCGTCAGGATCAACCGTTAATTGGGGGTTTTCGGTTTGTCCTTTGAGGGGTACAAAGTCCCCACGATTCGATAGGTACGCCTAGCGAGCAACCAAGCGCACGTGCTGTGCCGTCAAGCCCCAAGCCACCCCCGCTTGGGCACCTGCAAACCCCGCCCATGTGGCGGGGTTTTCTTTTCCGATTCCTCGGGCGCTGATAGCGACCGGGCTCAGCCCGTGGCAGCGGGCTTTTTTATTCTTGGCCCAGGAGTGTTGCTATGGCTGATGCCACTACCGCGTTGGTTGCAGCCGGCGGTGTTGTCGGCGTTACCACTGCCAGCTTGGTTCCGGGCGTTGATGCGAATGCGGTGATCGGTGCGTTTGCCGGTGCGTTGTTCTTCATCGTGTGGAAGGCTGATCTGTCTGCCTGGGCGCGCCTCGGCTACTTCGTGGCTAGCTGGATTCTTGGGTATTACTTCGCGGCTGAAGTCGTCGGCCAGTCCTGGGCAAAGACCTCGGGCGTGGTTGCCTTTGGCGGCGCGTTGTTCACGGTGGTGGTTTGCGTCAGCCTCTTGGAATGGGTGGAGGGCGGCAAGCTGCCAGGGTGGTTGGGCTATGTGATTGGTGTGGTGCGCGCGGCGTTCGGCGCATCAGGAGGCCGCAATGGTTGACCCCTGGACTCTGCTGGCTGCTGCGATGTGCGGCGCGATCTGCCTGCGCATTGTTTCCTACCAGCGTGGCGAGGCCCGCTATCGGCCTGGAGTCTCTCTGCTGGCTTACGCGCTGGCTGTTGGCACTGGTTGTTATGCCCTGTCGGTTTGCTTGGCGGTGTTCGGGCGGCAGCCATTGCCGGCGATATCTCCATTCCTGTTGATCGTGCTGGCTGCTGTTCTGCTGCTGGTGTACCGCGCTCGCGGCAACGTGGCGCGGATCATCCAGCTCGATTGGCAGGATCGGCGGACGAGTGCGCGGCCGTGATCGAGGTCAAGTTCTCCGGGCTGCGTGAGCGCCTGCAGATGCTTGATCGACTGGAGCGCGAGCAGCTGCCATTTGCTGCGGCGCTTGCCCTGACTGGTACTGCTCAAGATGTGAAGCAGGGGCTGGTTGAGGAGATGGCCGTAGTGTTCGACCGGCCCACCCGGTGGACGCTGAACAGTCTGTTCGTTGAGCCGGCCACGAAAGAGACGATGAAGGCCCGGGTCTGGATGAAGGATCAGGTGCCGGGTAGTGGCGGTAAGCCGGCCACTGAGTGGCTGGCGCCGCAAATCTTCGGTGGTGCGCGTGATCAGAAGCGCAGCGAGAAGCTGTTGGCGGATGCGGGTCAGCTGCCGGTTGGGCAATACATCCTGCCTGGAAAGGGTATGAAGCTGGATGCGTACGGCAACATCAGCCGAGGCACCATGAACAAGATCCTGTCGGGGCTTGGGTCGCAGTTTGATAAGTACGCTAACAGCACAGACAGCAAGCGCAGTGCTGGCAACCTCAAGCGCTATTTCATATTACGCAAGGGCAGCAGACCGCTGGGTATTGCCGAGCGAACAGGGCGCGGCGCGAATGGCATGCGCATGGTCATTGCCTTCGGGCGTCGGCCTGAATACTCGAAGCGCTTTGACTTCTTCGCTGTTGCTGAGCGCATCGCAGAGGATCGCCTGCCGATCCGCTTCGAGCTCGCGCTGGCTCGGGCGCTCGGAACTCGCGGTGGTCGGTGAGGCGAGGGGCGATGGCGTGCTACAGCCGGGGACCCTGGGGTAGAGGCTGTCGCAAGGGTAATTCGAACCCCGCTCTCGCGGTAGTGGGAGGCTCTGAGGGTTAGTTAATAGGGGTTAATTCGGTTAACTCTGTACGTGTTTCTGGTTAACAGGTGAATTCATGACGGTCATGAAGAAGTCAGAGTTCGCAGATAGCCAAGGCTGGTCCCGGCCTTATGTGTCCAAGCTGGCCGGACAAGGGCGTCTGGTACTGAACGATAAGGGGCACGTCGAGGTTGAGGCCACTCTGGCGCTACTCGGAGAGACCGCCGACCCAAGCAAAGTCGGTGTTGCGGATCGCCACCAACGCGAGCGCGCCGAAAAGGGCGTGCATGCCCTGGTTACGCCGTTGGCTCCGCCGTCATCGCCGGCCCTCACCAGCGGTGGTGACAACTACCAGAAGGCCCGCGCGCACCGAGAAACCTATCTGGCGCTGCTCGCTGAGGACGAATTCCTCAAAGGCCGAGGCCAGCTGGTTGAGCGCGCCGCTGTTGACCGTGCCGCCTTCTCGGCAGCACGCACCCTACGCGACCTAGTGCTGGGCTTGCCGCCGAAGGTGGCTGGCGAGCTCGTGGCCATTACTGATTCCTGGGAAATGGAACGCCGCCTGACCGAGCTGCTGCGTAGTGTCCTTGAGGACGCCGCCAGCCTGGTGCAATTGGACTCCGAACTGGAGCAGGGGGCGAAGGAGCCGAACTAGCCATGCAACAGCCGTATGCTGACGGTGCCGCCACGTACCGTGCGGCATACCACCGTGGCCTGGAGCTCGACCCAGAACTGTGGATCGACGAATGGTCCGACGAATACCAGCGCATCCCGAAGGACACCGGCGCCGCTGAGCCCGGCAAGTATCACACTGACCGCACGCCGTTCGCTCGCGAGCCGATGCGCTGTTTGTCGCCGTTGCATCCCAGTAAACGCGTGGTGACCATGGTCGCTTCGCAGATGATGAAGACGCAGATCGCGCTGAACTGGATCGGCGGGAACATCCACATGGCGCCGGCCAACATCCTGGCGCTGCTGCCGAGCGAGAAGCTGGCTCGCCGCGTATCCAGTCGGATCGACAAAACGATTAAGGCGGTACCGGAGCTGGCCAAGCGTGTTGCCAAGCCGCGCTCGCGTGATGCCCGCAACACCCTCGACACCAAAGAGTTCGAGGGCGGCACGCTCTACTGCACCACAGCTGGTTCCGCTGCCAACCTGGCAGAATTGTCCGCACGTTATGTTTACGGCGACGAGATTGACCGCTGGGATGTGGACGTAGACAGCGAAGGCGACCCCATTGAGCTCGCCGAGGCACGCGGTACCACGTTCGGCCGCAAGGCGAAGTTCTACTTCTCCAGCTCGCCGACGATCAAGGGCGCATCGCGGATTGATGACCTGTACGAAAGCAGCGACAAGCGGCGCTACTTCGTCCCGTGCCCGCATTGCGGTATGCATCAGGTGCTTGAGTGGGCAAACCTAAAATGGACTGCCGACTACAAGCGCGTTGACTATCTCTGCAGCAACGAGGCCTGTGGTGCGCTGATTGAGGAGCACCACAAAACCACGATGCTCCAGGCGGGCGAGTGGCGCGCCACGGCGCAAGGCGACGGCGAGACAGTGGGTTTCCACCTTAATGCCCTGTATTCGCCGCTGGGTTGGATGGCCTGGTCGAGCCTGGCCAAGCAGTACGACAAAGCCAAGCTGGCCGCCGACCGTGGCGACAACGAACCCATGCAGGTGTTCTACAACACCCGCCTGGCCTTGGTCTGGGATTCCGCTCAAGCGATGACCAAGGCCACTGAGCTGAAGGCCCGCGCCGAGGATTACCGCCTCGGTTCGGTGCCACCTGGCGCGCTCATTCTCACTGCCGCCGTGGACGTGCAGCACAACCGCCTGGAAATGCTGGTGATCGGTTGGGGCGAAGGCCTTGAACGTTGGGTAGTCGACTTCCAGGTTGTTGCGGGTGACCCCGCCGATGAGCGCACCTGGAATGCACTGGACGAACAGCTGAAGCGCCGATATCGGCATTCCTCTGGCGTGGAGCTGGCCATCTGCGCAACGGCCATCGACTCCGGTGGCCACCACACAGATGAGGTCTACAAGTTCACCCGGCTACGTCGCTGGCGCAACGTGATTGCCGTGAAAGGCGCGAGCAAGCCAGGCCGGCCGGTGCTGGCCCAGCGCCCGTCAAAGGTCGATGTAAAACACAACGGCCAGACAGAGAAACAGGGCGCTGAGCTTTGGATCATCGGTACTGACACCGCGAAGGACTGGATCTACAACCGCTACCCGTTCGCAGATGGCCCGGGCGCGCTGCACTTCTCCACTGACCTGCCTGACGAGTTCTACGAGCAGGCAGTGGCAGAACGCAAGATCACCGTCTACGTGAAAGGCTACAAGCGCACCGTTTGGGTGAAGGGCAAAGCCGAGCGTAACGAAGTGCTCGACCTGCTGGTTTACAACCAGGCCGCTGCCCAGTTCCTGGGGCTGCATCGGTACCACGAAGCCGAGTGGAGCAAGCTGCGCGGCGCCGTTAGCCAGGGCAGTCTGTTCGCCCAGCCCGCGAGCAACCAGCAACCCAACTCGGGTGAGCAGCCTCAGCAGTCCGTCACCGCTACGCCCAGCAAGCCCGCCCCACAACAAAACGCGCGTCGGGTATCCCGCAGCGCCTACCTGAAACGTTAAATGAGGGCGCCCCATGGCAAGCGCACAACAGCGCCTGGATGAAGTCCGGGCGTCAATCAAAGAGATCCTCGAAACTGGGCAGAGCATCAGCAAGGGTGATCGCCGTCTGGATCGTGCCGCGCTTGCCAGCCTGCGTATGCTGGAGTCGCAGTACGCAACCGATGCCGACCGCGAAGCGCGAGTAGGCAAACCACGGCAAGTGCGCCTCTACAGCCGTGGCAAGGGGGCGTAATGGGTTATCGAATCCGCGCTAACCCGCGCCGCCTGCAGACCCTCAATAGCTATGAGGGTGCGGGTCACGGGCGACGCTCGCAAAGCTGGGATGCCCCAGATGCTGCGCTAAACGCAGTGGCCATACCGGCGCTGCCGACTCTGCGTAAACGCTCTAAGGCGGCGGTGCGCAACAACCCTTGGGCCGCGAGCGGTATATCCAAGCGGGTCAGCAGTCTGATCGGCACCGGTATCACCCCGCGTGCGCAGATCACTGATCCAGCCCTGCGCAGCGCAATCAACCAGCTCTGGAGTGACTGGGCCGATGAGTCAGATGCTGACAGCCTCACTGACTTCTACGGGCAACAGAGCCTCATTGCTCGAATGGTCGAGGAGGCTGGCGAATGCTTTGTAAGACTGCGGTACCGCCGTGCTGAAGATGGCCTGGCGGTACCGCTGCAATTGCAGATTCTCGCAGCGGAGTTCGTGCCGTTGGATCGCAACTTTGTTACCCGACGCGGAAACGTGGTTCGGGCGGGCATTGAGTTCGATCAAGTCGGCCGGCGCGTGGCCTATTGGATGTGGAAGAACCACCCAGGCGATTCACGTGCCCTGGGTGCCAGCTACAACACGCTGAACCGAATCCCAGCCAGCGAGGTACTGCACATCTTTGAACCGCTGGAAGGTGGCCAGCTGCGGGGCATCCCGCGCCTGGCGCCTGTGCTACTGCGGCTCAAGTCGCTGGACAACTATGACGACGCGGTGTTGTTCCGGCAGGAGGTGGCCAACCTCTTTGCCGGCTTCATCACCAAGCCGCGCGGGGAAGGGCCTCAGGCCATCGATCCAGCAACCGGACAGCCATTCACCACGGACACCGACGGTGTGCCAATGGTAGCTATGGAGCCGGGCACCCTGCAGGAGCTGATGGAGGGGGAGGAGGTTAAGTTCTCTGATCCGCCAGCAGCCGGCGATACCTACGTTGATTTCATGCGCCAACAACTTATGGCAGCCGCCGCGGGTATCGAACTGCCCTACGAGTTGCTAACCGGCGACATGGTCGATATCAGCGACCGCGTGTTGCGCGTGCTGCTGAATGAGTTCCGTCGCCGTATCGAACAGCTCCAGTTCAGCGTGTACGTGTTCCAGCTCTGCCGCCCAGTGCGCGCCGCCTGGCTCGACGCCGCCTGGCTCTCTGGTGCCATCCAACTGCCTGACTACCAGGCCAAGCGTCGCGACTATCTGCGCACACGCTGGGTACCGCAGGGCTGGGCCTACATGCACCCAGTACAGGATGTGCAGGGCAAGTTGTTGGAGATCAAGGGTGGTCTGGCCAGCCGCAGCGAGCACGCCCTACGCAGCGGCTACGACGCCGAAGTGATCGATCAGGAAAACGCCGACGACAACCTCCGCGCGCAAACGCTCGGACTCGACTACACCACCGACACGGCCGCGATGGCGGACGATAAAGAGGAAAAGCCATGAACATGACCAACCGACTGGCGCTGGCGGTAATGCTCGGCGGCTTGGGTATCAGCACCCTTGAACAGCCGCGCATTCTGAACCGCGCCGAAGGGGTGCCAACCCTCAGCGCCGAGCATTGGTACAGCATCCAGGCTGCCGGCGAAGAGGGTGGCAAGCCGATTGAGGTCTACATCTACGGCGAGATCGGCTTCTGGGGCGTGACCTCCGGTGATTTCATCCGCGACCTCAAGGAAGTCGACGATGGCGTGTCTCATGTGGTGGTGCACTTCGACACGGTGGGCGGTGACCTCTTCGACGGCATTGCCATCCACAACACCCTGCGAGCTCTGGGTGAGCGCTGCACCGGGCAGATTGACGGGGCGTGCTTCAGCGCCGGCAGCGTTGCAGTGTGCGGCGCGCACCGCGTGACCATGGCCGACAACGCCATGTTCATGATCCACAACCCCTGGACTTGGATGGCCGGCGACAGCGAAGAGCTGCGCAAAATGGCCGACATGATGGACAAAGCCTTCGAAGGCATCGTTGCCAGCTACCAGCACCGCGCCCTGAACGTCGATGACGCCGAGCTGCGGCGCATGATCAACGATACCACCTGGCTCACTGCCAGCGAGGCCAAGACTCACGGCTTTGTTGATGAGGTGTTTGGAGAGGTTGAGCCGCTAGTAAACACCGCAGCACTGGGCAAGATCCTCAACCGCTACCGCAACGTGCCAGCCGCTGCGCTGCTGCTGGTGGGTGAGCCAGATACGTCCGCCGAGCCCGAGCCCGAGCCCGAGCTCGGGCCGGACCCTGAACCTGAACCCGAGCCGGACCCCGCAACCCCGGAAGCCACCGAGCTGGCCGCCAAACTGGCCGCTGACTGCGAGCAAGCCGGGCTGAGCAACTGCCTGCCCTACCTGATCCGTACCAGCGCCCTGGCCAGTACCGATGCCGTGCAGTCGCATTTCAACCGCGCCAAGGATGTTCGCGCCGCCTGCTTGGTAGCCAAGCTTCCGGATGAAGCCCAGGGCCTGATCGAAGCCGGCCTCACCGGTGACCAGGCACGGGCGAAGCTGTTCGACAAACTGGCCAAAAACAGCAGCACGGTCGAGATCAGCAACCTGCCGCCGCTTGATGATGCCCCGCAGGCCAGCGCACACCAACCCCCGACGCCGAGTCAGGTCTACGCCCAGCGTCGAAATACCCAAGCCTCGAATGGAGGAAAACAAGCATGACCATCAAAACCGAAGGCGTGTACACCGGTGAGTTCCTCCTTTCGGAGGCCAACGGCACCCGCAGCCGCGAGGAGGTGGTCATCGCCGCCGGCTCCGGCATTCTCAATGCAGGCACCTTGATCGCACTGATCACCGCCGCCAACGCTCTGACCCCCACCGCTGATGGCGGCAACACCGGCAACGGCACCATCGGCTCGGTTACCGTCACCAGTGCTGCTATCAGCGGTAGCTATCTGCTGACCATCACCGAAGCCGCCGCCAACGGCGGTAAGTTCGAAGTGGTCGACCCGACCGGTGCTTTAGTCGGTGAAGGTACTGTTGGCCAAGCATTCACGGGTGGTGGGCTGACTTTCACCCTGGCCGATGGCTCAACCGACTTTGCTGTCGATGACAGCTTCACCCTGGCGGTAGTGGCCAGTCTGGGCGAATACACGGCCTATGACGACGATGGCACCGACGACGGGCGTCGTGCAGCCAGCGGCATCCTGTTCGCCTCGGTGGACGCTGCCGTGAACGACGTTCGTGCCGCCGCCGTGATGCGTGACGCCGAGGTGATTGAGCGTCTGCTCACTGGCCTCGATACCAATGGCCGCGCCGACCTGCTCGCCAAGGGCTTCGTAATCCGGCCTTAACACCACCCGGCAAACCCCATTACCCCAAGCCCCGCACCTGCGGGGTTTTGCATTTCTAGGAGCCCACCATGGCCGAAATCACCATTTTCCAAGACGAGGCGTTTGGCGTACCTGCGCTGCTCGCTGTCATCAACGAAGACCATGTATTGCCGGGGCAGATCGCTGCTGCTGGCCTGTTCGAAGAGCAGGGCGTTAACAGCACCGTCGTGCAGATCGAAAAGGATGGCATGACCCTGGCGCTGGTAAAGGCAGCTGCCCGTGGTAGCACCGGCCAGGCTGTGACCGGTGACAAGCGCAGCTTGATCCCTTTCAACACTGTGCACCTGCCGCAGACCTTCCAGATTCTGGCGGACGAAATTCAGGGCATTCGCGCGGTCGGCAGTATGACTGAGCTGATGCAGGTACAGGCCTACGTCGCCCGGCGTGTCGAGAAGGCTCGCCGTCAGCTCGACCTCACCCATGAATTCCAGCGCATTGGCGCGATCATGGGGAAGGTGGTGGATGCCGATGGCCAAAGTGTGCTGTTCGATATCTTCCAGCGTTTCGATATCAAGCGCCCCAAAGCCTTCAGCATGGAGCTGAACAACGACGAAACTGACGTAAGCGCCAAGTGCGTCGAGGTGCTGGACACGCAGGAAGACGCCCTCGGTGCGGTCACCAGCACCGGTGCCCATGCGTATTGCGGGAAAGACTACTGGAAGAAAATGATCGGCCATCCAAAGGTCCGCGAAGCCTACCTCGGCTGGCAGGCTGCAGCGCAGCTCTTGGGTGATCGTCGCCAGCCGTTCGAGTTCGGTGGCATTACCTGGGAGCGTTATAAAGGTCAGCTGGGCGGCTCTAACTTCGTCCCCGCTGATCGCGCCTTCGTTGTGCCGATGGGTGTACCGGAGCTGTTCATCAGCGCTTTCGCGCCGGCTGACTACATGGAAACGGTCAACACTGAGGGTATGCCGTACTACTCCAAGCTGGAGGTGATGAAGTTCGATAAGGGCGTTGAAGGCGAGGCTCAGTCCAACCCGCTGCACCTGTGCACTCGTCCGACCTCCGTCCGCGAACTGACCATCTAGCCATGGCCGGCTTCGGTAAAGCATTGGCGGCAATGGATGCCGCCATTATGTCGTCGCTCAATGACGGTAGCTGTGATTACCAGGGGCTGCATGGTGAGCCACTGGTTTATGGCATCGAAGTATTGATTGACCATAACCTGCAGCGCGTTGGGGCGGAGGGCTTGTTCCGGAGTGATGCCGTAGGCATCACCTGGAAGAAGCGTGATCTGCCAGCCGCTGTTCGTGGCGGGATCTTCGAGTACTGCGGCAGGCGTTACCGCGTTGAAGACGTGATCGAAGACGACGGCCACATGATTACCGCAGCCTGCATGGTGACTACATGAACATCCTCACTGCTGCACGCCTAGCGCTGATTGAGCGGTTGTCTGTCATCGTCCCTGCAAATGGTTACCTGACTGCAGCTGGCTCGAATGTGAAAACCGGCTGGGTGAATGAGGTGCTTGAGGAAGCCAAGGAAGGTTTCCCCATGATCATCGTGCAGCCTGGTAAAGGGCAGCCGCCTGCTGCTGGGCCCAATGCCCTGATCATGGGCAAGGGTTTCTCAGTGGTCGGTGCAGTAGAGGTTGGCTTGGAATATGAGGGTGCCCTTGAGGACCTTGAGCTTGACCTCATCCGCTGCCTGGTGCCGGGCCACCAGCGCTTTCCCAAGTGGCTCCCGCTTGGTGTTAACAAAATTCAGATCGGCACTCCGGAAGCCTTCCCGCCGGGGAACGGTAGCGGCGTGGCCACGATCCTAATCCCCGTCTACCTCAGTACGATCATCGAAGGTATGTGACATGACCGAGATAACCGCTTCCGGCGCTGAAGCGCCCAAGAACGCCCAGCGCTTCGATGTGAAGTTGCTGAAGCCCCACACCCACGCCGGCAAAGAACACGAAGCCGGCGCCACCATCCAAGTTACCGATCGCCAGCGTTCTTTCCTGGTTAAGTCGGAAGTGATCGCGCCGGAGGCGAAGTAACATGGTCCGTAAAGTCGAAACAGTAATCCTCGGCGGCATCATCAAGATCCGCCCGGCCGGTACCGGCCAGCCATTCCGCGATGCTGGCTTGGTATCCACCGTGCAGCAGGCCACTGAAACCACCGACATCGTGCTGGCCAACACCCGCACCCCGGAGGGTGGCAACTTCGACAAGAAGACGCGCATCAACGCCATTACCCTGGCGATGAACTTCCGCGAGTTCAACACCGAGAACATCGCCGCCAACCTGTGGGCCGATGTAACTGCCGTTCCTGGCGCAGCAGTCACCGGTGAAATGCGTCATGCCGAGGTGGGGAAAACCTGCGTACTCGACAAGATGCCGCTCACCATTACCAGCGTTGTGGATGGTGCAACCGGTCTGGTTGTGTTTGAGGAAGATGAAGACTTCCGCATGACCGGCTCCGGCATTGAGCCGCTCGAAGGCAGTACCTTGGCTGCAGCAATTGCTGCAGCCGCTCCAGGCACCCCCTATATGGTGGAGGTGGACTACACCTGCGCGGACTTCGACGAGATCGAGGCGCTGGTATCTTCCAGTCAGGAATTCGAGATTATCCTCGAAGGCCAAAACGGCGCGGGTACTCAAGGTCGCATCAACCCACGGTTCTGGCGCTGCAAGTTCGCGCCTGCGGCATCGCTGGATTGGCTTGGCACTGACGACTTCATGGGCATGACCGTCGCCGTTGAAGTGCTGGCAGACGCCACGCGCGGCACCGGTAAGTCGGCTTACATGAAGATCCAGAAGGAAACGAAGTAGAGGTGACCGCTTCGGCTGCATTGGGCTAAAGTCCCACCCATATCAATTGGGAGGGATGCCCTGTGCAGTGTCCAGCATGTAACCACATACCCTTGGCCGGGAATCAGCCAGACCCTAATGCCTGCCCAAAATGCGGCGTTAGGTACGCCGATTCTCTGTCAGCCAGGAAGGGGCTAAAGAACGACGATGCCCCACCTGCATGGGATCGAGCTGAACCTTTGACGGCTGATAGCGCCCAGCGTATTCGGGCTGGGGCACCTACCGTTTCGCCAGCTGGTCGTGCCACTGTGCGGGGTATTGAAAAGCAATATCCAGGCGCTCAACCAGTGGTGGTTGTCGATTTTCAAATGTCCTTTAACTCTATGGTCTGGTTCATGGTGAAGGCTGCAATCGCAAGTATTCCGGCGTTCATCATTCTTTTTGTTATTGGCGCCGTGCTCGCCAGTTTCTTTGGTGGCGCGTTGCTCGGGTTACGATGATTTTTTATTTTAAAACCCAACCCGCTTCGGCGGGTTTTTTATTGCCCCGGAGAAATCATGAACGAACTTGGTAGCACTCAGCTGATGAAGGTTGGCGACAAAGAGGTGGTCTGCCGTGAGCTTACCGTCTCCGCAGCACGCGCGATGTTTGCCAGCAGCCGGTCAGGTGATTTGGTAACTGACGCTTTGTTCAAGGACGTGCGGCTAACTGATGTTGAACTGATGACCAATCTATCCGGCGAAGAAATCGATCAGATGCTGCCGAGCCAGCTGGCTCAGGTGATCGAGGGCTGCAAAAAGGCCAATCCTGATTTTTTCGGGTTTCTGGACAGGCTTGCGAAAACGTAAGCACAGGCTTGATCCAGTTAGATGACTTGATTTGCAAGTTGACCGTGCTTGGGCATCACCGGGTACTTGAATATCCATGGTCACTTTTTTGCCGCGCGTTGAAGGGTTAACCCATGACTGACATTGAACTGCGTCTGACAGCTGATCTGGCGCAGGCCACAAAAAGCGTGGGTGGCTTCAGAAAGGAATACTCCGACCTTGTTCGAACTATCGAAAAGCCGTTGCGCAATATCGATGTTCTGCAACAAACACAGGAGAGTGCCAAGCGAGCGGCCAGTGAGTTCTTCGCTGCGAAGCGCCAGGTCGAGCAACTCAAGAACGCAATGGATAAGGCCGGGCAACCGGTACGAGGCCTCTCGACTGAGCTTTCCAAGGCCGAGCGTCAGCTAGCCAAAGCAACGCTTGAGTTTGATCGACAGAAGGCAAAAGTTCGCGAACAGCGCACCGAGCTAAAGGCAGCCGGCGTCGACACGCGCGATCTGGCCGCTGAGCAGCAGCGCTTGCAGGCTGAGATGGCTAAGTCCTCTCTGGCTGGTCGTCGTGAACAAGCCGTTGCCGGCATTCGTGCCCAGGCTGCAGCCTTGGCCCAGGTCACGCGCGAGCAGAAGCTTTCCAATGTAGAACAAGCCAAAGCAGCGCTTGGGGTTTCTGGTTACCGCCAGCTGCAGGCCGAGCTAGCCCGACTGAACAACCAGTATCAGCTGCTTCGCACTTCGGGGAATCTAACTGCCCGCGAACTAGCCGTTGCACAGCAAACCCTGACCCGGCGTATTCGTGAAACCAATCAGGCGCTAAACGAGGCATCTAGTTCGCAAGCGCGTGCCGGCGGTTCCGGTGTCGGAGGCGCAATTGCTGGCGTTGCTGGTGGCTTTGGTGTGCTTGAGGCCGCACGTGGCTTTGTGCTGGCGACCGATTCAGCCAAGAAGATGGAGGCACAGCTAAACCTAGCCACCACTTCGCAGGAAGAGTTCAATGTTGCACAGGCCGAGACTTTCCGGATTGCCCAAGAGAACCAGGCGCCCATCGCCGATGTGGTCACCCTGTACTCTCGCCTTGCGCCAGCGCTGCGGGATGTAGGTAAGGGGCAGGGCGAAACCCTCAAGATCATTGAGGCTGTCACCAAGTCGCTCCGGATCAGCGGCGCAACCGCGCAAGAAACAGCCTCGACTATTCAGCAGTTCTCCCAGGCCCTTGGCTCTGGCGTGCTGCGCGGCGAAGAGTTCAACACCTTGGCGGAAAGCTCGCCTCGTTTGTTGCGCGCCTTGGCTGATGGCTTGAACGTTAACGTTGGTGCTTTGCGGGCCATGGCGGCCGAGGGTCAGCTGACCGCGGATGTGATATCCAATGCCCTGATCGGCCAATTGCCAAAACTCACCCGTGAGGCCGCTCAGCTTCCGGAGACTTTCGCCGGCTCTGCGACAAAGTTTAATAACCAACTGGTGGCGGCGATCACCACCTTGGATAAGTTCACAGGGGCCTCCAATACAGCGATTGGCTCGATCACCAAGCTATCAGGTGTGCTCGGAGCGGTGAGTCAGGTCAAAGAGCCGTCCTGGCTTGAAAAGTTTGGCCAGACATTCAGAGCACTCGGAAATACTGACCTGCAAAGCAGTGCGTTTTCCTTCCTGCTGTTTGGTTTCAAAGAGGCAAAAACTCAGGCGGATGATGAGGCCGAGGTCTACGACTATCGGGAAGGGTTGTTTGATCTGCACCGCAAGGAAATGCAGATCATCCGTGATAAGGAAATCAGCGGTACCAAGGCGGCTCAAGAGCAGCTTCTGAAAGGCACCGAGGCAGCTCTCAAGGCTCAAGTTAAGCTTGAGCAGAAGGCTGCCGCCGACCTTGAGAAGGCTAAAAAAACTCAGCTGGATACGCAAAAGCGATACAGCGAGGCCCTGGCCAATATCTCAGGCGGACAGGGTGATCCCTCATATGGTGCAGCTGAGTCGCTTAAGATCGGGGCCCGCCAGGCTCTGCAATCTGGTGATGTAGAGGGTGCGAAATCCCAAGCTCAGGCGGCCCTTAAGGTTCTGCAGGATCTCGCCGCCGCTGGTGAAAGCACTTATGGCTTCCAGGGTTTCATTAAGGAACTGCAGCAAATTGAGGACAAGGCCGATGCTCAGGTTCTCGATGGCATGCAGGCCGCTTTTGATGAAACCCAGCAGAAGGCTGTATTGCTCAAGGCGGAGCTTGAGAAGCTGAAAGTGGTTGAGGTCACGCCAACCATAACCCCAGAGGCTGAGCAGGCACTGCTCCAGCAGATGACTGAACTTGCCGCTCTCATTGGTCAGAAGTTCGTTATTCAGGCCCGCGTTCTACTTCCAGAGCCTGGCGCGCTAGATGATCAGGGTTACGCCTACGTGCCAAACCTGCCGCCGGTTCCTCAGTTTGCAACCGGCGGGCGAGTGGCAGGGCCTGGGACAGGTACAAGCGACAGCATTCTTGCTCGCCTGAGTAATGGCGAGTTTGTGATGCGCGCCGATGCTGTGAGCCACTACGGTCCCGAGCTGCTGGCACAGATGAATGCGCGTCGCCTGCCGAAGTTTGCCGAAGGTGGCTACGTCAGCGAGCGAGCATTGCCCGCAATCCCAGCAATGAACCCGGCGCTGATGCAAAGCGCCAACCCGCTTGCTGATTGGGGTCGCGCAACACTTGATAGCTCTGCCGGTTCGCTTGAAGTGCTCATGCGCCAAGACAGCTTTGACCGCCTGCTGCGCCGCACTGCCATGAAGCACGGCGGCTAGCCGATCGCCATATACACCAGCCCGCCAAGTGCGGGCTTTTTATTGCCTGGAGTTCCCTGAATGTCCGTACCTCTCAAGCTCGGCGGTATTGAAAT